GTTATGAATAATCTTATCTAGTTTATATTTAGTAGCTTTAAGGTAGTTAGACCCCGTAGGGTCAACTGATGATTGAGCAGCTGGGTCAACAACTACAGTAGAAGAAACGTCAGAGGTGTCTAGCACCCCTTCAAGTTTAATTACTGTATGAGCTGCACCATCCTCAAGTATTTGAATAGTGGTTGAGTTAGCCATTGTCTATCCTAGCGTGTAGTTTCTTGAGCAATAAGAGCATAGTCTAAAGAGACAGTCTCAGTTGCAGCAGGAGTGATTTGAGTAATTGGAGTTAGAAGTGCATTAGTTAAAGTAGTAGAAGCAGAACCAACAGAGGCACCTGAGACACGACCAACAACTACATCTGAGTTATAGACAAGGATGTCTGTACCATCAAAATAGAAACCAACGTCAATCCAGCCACCTGAAGTTGCTGTTAAGACAGTTGTTAATAAAGTTGTAGCTACGTTATTAACTGTTGATACAAAACTAACTACACCTGTAGCAGCTAGTTTAAATAGTAAGCTATCAGTAGTTGCAGCACCTGTTTTAATCACACCGAAGTAACCAGTGATACCAGTACCTACAGCACTATATTGTACACGTTGTACAAACCAGAATTTATTACCAGCAATGAATTGAAAACTAGCAGCAGTACGATAGATGCTTGAAGCAGTTGTTGTACCACCTGGAGTAAGGACACCAATACCACCTACACCATCTACAAGAGCAAAAGTTGAGGATACACCAGTAATTGTACGAGAAGCTGCATTACCTAAATCCATAAAATCATTTGAATAAGTAACTACATCTTTACCTACTGAACCACTAGTGTGGAATGGGTCTGGTAATGGATAATTACCTAAAGGTTGTGTTGAAGGGACAGTGGCAACGCCACTTAGAAATCGGGTTGGGTTTGACATTTAGTATCCTTTGACGTTGTATTAAACAACGCACCTTTAAGTGCGTCATTGGAAGAGCATTAGTATAATGCTTTATTTAGAGTTTGGTTCTGGGCGTTTGCCCTTTTCTTTCTCACGTTCGTATGACATATATTTCCTTTAATAAAGAGTGAGACTTACATAAGTATTTTACACCTAAAGCTCATTCAATATATACTACACTAATTCTCGACTAATGTCAAGAACTATTTACTAAGGACCATTAACACCCCAAATAGCACGAGGGTCAGACCAACCGAATGAATAACGTTCGTAGCCTTTAGCCTTCATGTTCATTGTGTCAAAGTCATTGTCTTGGTCAAACTGGATACCAGTACGCTCATAATACTTCATACCTGTTTTACCAGGAATAGTATTACGGATAAACCAAGCGTGAGGTGAAGTTAAGTAATGATTAACTTTGAAACCACCTGGAATGTAGTTACCAGACTTGATTACGTTAATATCATTATTAGCATTACCTGTTTGGTAAGAACTCTTAAGAATACGTTGTGCATTCATTAACTCTTGACGAGCAATAATCAAAGTGTGTGGCATGATGTTAATCAATAAGCCACGGTCATTTTGAAGACCCATGATTGCAATAACAGCATCTTCTAAAGCACTCTCAGACAAGTCAACATCAACTGTTGGACGGTTAGCCCATGTACCACCTGATGTGTTTGGGTGAGCAGTGTTAGCTAATGATGTATTATCACCACCTGTGTATGAACCGTTGAATGCACGGTTGTATACGTTAGCAGCAACGTTCTCTTTAGTTTGACGGAAAGACATAGCTAATGCAGCAGCACGACGACGACTAACAGCTTCATACAAGTTGTCATCTAACTCTTCTTTAGTTACGATGTAACCAGTAGAGTAAGCAACGTGTGTGTAGCGAGTAGTGAAGCCTTGTACTTCTGAATCGTATAGTACACCTTGACCTTCTGGTTTAACAGAAGCTAGACCGAAGCCTGTAAGTTGTACATCTTCTTCATAGTTTTGACCAGATGTTTCTGAATCAAACAAGTCAGTGTATTCCACTGCATGTTCGTCATAAACCTGACCCCACCATTGTTTGATACCAGGCCAGAGGGCCTTCGGATGACTTGCGGTACTAATTAAACCTGCCATATAATTCTCCTATTATTATCTATTAAACGCCAGTACGACCAGTTGCAGCACCAACGTAGTTATGTACGTTAAAGCGAACTAGTAATGCTGAGTAAGCACCAAAACCATTATCAGGACGTTGTACTAGACCTAATACTTGGAGAGGAAGACTTAATGTTGTAGCTGGACCAGTAGCAACAGTAGATGAATATGGAGCACCATTACCTAGAGTTGTTTGGTTAGCAGTTACAGTAACGTTTACGTTTTGGTTTGCATTAGCAGTAGCCCATACAGTAGAGTCACCTTGGATTTCAAATACAGTACCTGGGTCTGTAACAACATAAGCATAATGCTGACCTGCTGATAAAGGTAAGTAAGTTTTTTCTAATGATAGAGAATTACCTACTAATGAAGTACCAGCATCTGCAACACGAATACCTACAATAACACCAATAGGTAAAGTAGATACACCAACTACACCTGTCCATTTAATGATGTTAGGTACACCATTAGCATCTGAACCAGCAGCTGCCATTACGATGTCACCAATTGCATATGTGTTTGAAGCATCAGTTGGGATTGAAAACAGAGTTGCACCTTGTGACCAAGGACTCCCATCTGTATTTTGTACTGGGCTTAGGCCCTTAGGACGATTGATATTCGCCATATATTACTCCTTAAAATTTGTTTGATTGATTCATTTTGATACCATTCTTAGGGGTATAGAAACCTTCAGTAGATTCTGAAGAAGCCTTACCATTACGAATTGCATCATCTGTAGCATTTACTTTAGCTTGAACAGCTTGTTGGTCTTCCTCATACCACTCTTGTTTAACTTTCATCAAGTAGGCATACTGAGGTTCTTTACCATCTTCACTACGTCCAACTAAAAATCTAACCTTATCTCCGACATCAGTGTTACGAGAAACAACGTTCTCACGTGTACCACCAACTTCGTCAGGGCTAACAAATTCATAACCACCAGACTGTGCACTAGCAATACGACCTGGACTGTCATTAAAAATATGTAAGTGATAACCTTCTATTTGATGTTCAATAGTTAGTTTACCTTCTGTACCATTAAAGACATTACGCTTACGCTCAGTACCTGTACCAAGACGGTCAGCTGTAGACCTCACTGTTAATGCTTTCTCTTTTTTCTGTTCAATTGTTAGTGCTGTAGCCATGCTTATCTCCTTAAGACCAGTCGTATGAATCAACGTATTCTTGTTTTGTTTTAAATAGCCCTTGCTTAACAAACTTATCACATGCAGCTTTTGCATCTGAAGGAAGGTTGTCATAGCTTTTCTTTTTAGTAGTTGAGCTACCTCTAGTGGTAGAACTATCTACTGATGCTCGTTCTTGATTAGGGTTACCACGAAGTTGTGGTAATACAGATTCAATACGCTCATCAAGTTTGTCAAGGAACTCTTTACCCTTTAGACCTGGGAACTGTCTACGAATAGATGCACCCAAACCATTAACAACTTCTGTTGCTTCAATATCATTACCAAACCATTTGTTTCCATCAATCCAATCTGATAGAGAGGGGTCTAGCGTTACTGGTTCTTGAACCTTAGGTGTGGCAACTGGTTCTTGTTGTACACTCCTAGCGTCCTTTACTTCCTCAATACGGTCTTCTAACTCTACAACCAAGTCAGCATCACCTTCACGGATAGCTTCCTTACGTTGGTCTTTCAAACTTAATAGTTCATCTTGGAGTTGCTTTTGTTTACGTTCAAAGGATTCCTTCTGAAAAGTTTTAAACTCTTCTGTTGCAGCCTTTAGTTCTGCAATCTCACTATCGTGCTTCTGACGTGTGACTTCTAGTTCTTTCTTAAGTCGGTCATTGTTAGCACGTAAGATAGGATTAATCTCCTTACCACGTTTCTCAAAAGTCTCTGCGTCTACCCAGTCTGCTTCATTACCTCGGAACTCTTCTTTAGAGACCCAACCGAAATGACGTGCATTCTTTTCAACTTCAACATTAACTTCTACGTTCCCTACGTTATCTTCTTCACTCATTTTAAACCTTCCTTATGGATAGCTACCACATCTAAATCGTTGATGACACGGTATTCTAAATTATCTGCTGTCTCTTTACCTTTGTAAATCAAACCTGAATACTTACCAAACGTAATTAGGTCTCCTACCTTACACCAAGCACTTGGTTGGTCTGAGTAGGCAGTTGTACCTAGTTCAATAACCGTACCTCGCATTTGAGCAAGTCGTTCCATATCTACTGTATCTTTAGAAAGAATAATACCTCCTACTGATACTTCTTCTAGGGCTAGTGGTTGTACTAACAACCTATGTCCTACTGGAGTAATGCCACTATTATTTACCATAGTTAAGCCCTTCCATCATATCTTCATAGTTTACATTCACTATGTTTATTACTGCTGCACATCGACCTTTAATCTCTTCAATGTTATCATACGAACCTGCAACTAGGTTCTCTTTTAACTCTTCTCTACTATTTAATAAAGACTTAAAGAATACCTTAGTTACTGGATGCTGTGTCCATTCCTGGAACTCCACCGCTGTTAGAATCATTTGTTTCCTCTCTTTGAGTATTGCTATCTAGTTCAAACGCCTTCATCATCATTTCTGCTTGCTGCATCAGATGGTCTCTGTGAGACTTCTCTGCCCCAATCCGAGCATTGAGTAAAGCTATCTCATGTCCAGTGCTCACTCCTTGAGCTTCTGCCATAAGTTTTATTGCCTCGGCTTCCAACTTCTTAACTGTTGCTTGTGTCTTATCTGCTTCTTGTGCCAACTTCATTGCTGCTATTTTACCCTTCAACTGCATATCTGCTTGCTTAGTTTGAGCCTTGATTTGTTCAATCTGCATCTTAGGATTAGGTGCAGGAGGAATAGCTTCAGGACCTTTAGGGTCTGGTAATACTTTATCTAGGTTTGGAACTTTTAATGCCTCTAGGTAACGTCTATTAACTTCATATAGGTTATAACCAGGAGATTGATGAGCTGCAGCCAACACAGCTGATGCTTGATTAACTCGTTGTGAATCACTTACTACATTAGGGTCTGACGCAGGAGAGATGTCTGATACATCACCTTGGTAGT